GACTTACGTAAAAACGTGACAGGAACCATGACATCAGGTAATAAGTTTTTCTCATTACCTAGTGATTGGCTGTCTACCTTTAGTATTTCTGTGATTAACAGTAGTAACGAACACACATTTCTTTTGAACAAAGATGTTAATTTTATAAGGGAATCTTTTCCTGATACTGACTCACCATTTTATGCATTACCTCAATATTATGCTATATTTGATGACACCACTATGCTTCTAGGGCCAACTCCTGATGCTAACTATACGGCTGAGTTACATTACTATTATTACCCTCAAAGTATTGTGACTGCTACTAATAGTTGGTTAGGTGATAACTTTGATACCGCTTTATTTTATGCTGCATTGTTAGAAGCTGCGGCATTTATGAAGGAAGAGCCAGATGTGGTAACTCAGTACACAGCAAGGTATAATGAGGCTATGCAGTTATTACAGAATTTAGGTGAAGGCAAGAATAGACGTGATGCTTATAGAAGCGGACAAGAGAGGATATCAGTAAAGAATGGATAACAGAGCAGAGATAAAACAGGGTGTTGATTATGACGTACAAACTACGTCATTTGGTGGTATGACACCAGAGCAAGTGGCAGAATTATGTCTTGCTAAAATAATTTATGTGGGTCAAGATGCTAACCCTTTATTGAAAGAACAAGCACTAGCCTATAAAGATAACATTAGGCAAGTTCTAGTGTATTATATGAAGCAGGCTATAAAGTCTAATCATACAACCATAGCGGATAAACTGCATAAGGCAGGGCATTCAGAATTAACTAAACTTTTGGAGATATAAAATGGCAATTTCACAAGCGATGTGTACTTCATTTAAAGTTGAGTTGTTGAATGGTATTCATGCGTTTAGCACAACAGTAGCTCGTGGTGACACATCTGCTGATAGTTTTAAATTAGCATTATATACTTCATCAGCTTCTTTAGGTGCTGGTACTACAGCATATACAACTTCTAACGAAGTTTCAGGGACAGGATATACAGCAGCAGGTGCAGCACTTACCGCAGTTGCTCCTACATCTTCTGGGACTACAGCGTTATTAGATTTTAATGATTTAACATTTTCAACAGCTACTGTTACAGCTCGTGGTGCGTTAATATATAATGATACACAAAGTGATAAAGCAGTTGCGGTGTTAGATTTTGGTGGTGATAAAACATCTACAGCGGGAGACTTTACTATAGTATTCCCTACGGCTGATGCCTCTAATGCAATTATACGTATAGCTTAGAAGAGGTGTTGAATGGCACTTGTTGTAAACGACAGAGTCAAAGAGACTACTACAACCACAGGGACAGGGACAGTCACTTTAGCTGGTGCTGTATCTGGGTTTGAAACTTTTGCTGCTGGTATAGGAAACAGTAATACTACATATTATTGTATTCAACTAGGGTCAGAGTTTGAGGTAGGATTAGGTACATTATCAAGTGACAGTTCAACTCTAGCTCGTACTACAGTTATATCAAGTTCTAACAGTGATAGTGCTGTTAACTTTTCTGCAGGCACAAAGAATGTATTTTGTACGTTACCTGCTAGTAAAACTCCTATATTAGACGCAAGCGGAGATGTTACACTTTCTGGAACTTTATCGGCTAGAGAGTTAGAGTCATCTAATGGTATAATTGCAAACAATGAAACGGTTAGTGCTAACTATACTTTTCCTACAGGATATAATGCTATGAGTGTAGGGCCAATAACAATCGCTAATGGAGTAACAGTAACCGTCCCTAGTGGACAAAGATGGGTGATATTATGACATGTAAAATTAATGCAGATACAAGTAGTGGACTACAATTAGAATCAGATACAAGTGGGTCTATAGATATACAATCAGGTGGTAATACTGATTTTAGTATTACTGCAAATAATTTAAATGTAAAATCTGGTTCAACGTTTACGATTGATTCAGGTGGCACCATAACCAATAGTGGCACGTTAGGTTCTGGATTTAAATTGAAACAAACTGTAGCTGATAGTGATAATTTAAGTTATACCATAAGTGTAACAAATTCTACATCAGACCATGCTGGTTCAAAAGCCTATTCAATAACACCAACCTCGGCATCAAATAAAGTAAAAATAGATTTTTTTATACCTCAAATAAGACATGCTGGAGATACTGGTGGATTACGAATGAGGTTGTATAGACAAATAAATAGTGGTGGATATTCACATGTAACAGGATTATCAGGTGATGCAGCAAGTAATCGTCTTGCATCCCTTGCAGGTAACTACGATAGAAATGGTGATGGTAATAGGTCTACTGCTTGGTTTGGTGGCACAATAGTTGATAGTCCAAGTACAACTAATCAAGTAGATTATAAATTTTATTTTGGTTCTGGTGATGGTAGCACAACTATTTATGTAAACAGAACACAAAATGATGCTGATTTTAATTATACCTCAAGAACACGAACACATGTTTGTTTAACGGAGATAGAATAATGACAGAAAATGTATATCCTGGAAAAGACATAGCAGCAGCTATAAAAGCTATAGACCCTAATGCGTCTTTTGTAATGATAGAGGATGATATAGATAACATTGACTGGGTTACCACGCCAGTAGCAAAAGCTGATATTTTAGCAAAAGTAACTGAGCTAGAGACTGCTTATAACAATCTTGAGTATGCAAGAAAACGTAAAGCTGAATATCCTTCTATACCAGAGCAGTTGGATAAAATTTATAATGATGGTATTGACGCTTGGAAAGCAGATATTAAAGCAATTAAAGACAAGTATCCAAAGGAGTAAACAATGGCACTAACATTACATGGCACAGTAGCAGATAATACAGACGTAGTTACAAAAGATTCAAACGGCATTTCGGTAAATGCAACACAACCAGCGTTTAGCGTTACACCAGCGTCTGACCAAGATAACGCTACAGGTGGTGGTACAGCTGCTACAGTAGTATTTGGTACAGAAATTTTTGATAAAAATGCTGATTTTGCAAGTAATACTTTTACTGCTCCTGTAACTGGAACATATTTTTTAAATGCTATTGTTAAATGTCATGACCACACAACAAGTATGACCACAGGGCGTATGAATATTGTAACAAGTAATCGTTCATATTTACATGAGTTTGACCCAGCAGAAAATATATCTGGTTCTGGAGAGGGCACTTTTGCAGTAACAGCAGTTGCAGATATGGATGCTGCAGATACAGCGACTGTAGTATTTCAAATATTTGATGCTACAGATGTGGTTGATATTGCAGCGGCAAATACAATGTTTCAAGGATTTTTATTAGGGTAATATTATGGCAATAACATTAACAAGTAGACAAAAATTAGTATTAAGACATGTAGTTGTAGATGCAGAAAGCTGGGTACAACACGCTGAAGCTAAGTTTGGAACAGAGATTGCAACCACTATGCTAGAACAAAAAATAGCAAAACATGAAGCTGATTACGATGCTAAAGTTGCAGCAGGTAGTTACAAAGATAGATTAGATAGAGAGATAGACGCAGAAAATATTAGTAGCGAGAAAACTAAATTACAATCATTAAAAGATGCGAGGTAAAAATGCCATTAGTAATCAAAGGTAGTAGCTCAGGACAAGTAACGGTTGATGTACCAGCAGCTGCAGGTACTAATACAGTAACCATTCCTGCCGCTACAGGTAACTTACCGCTATCTGATTTAGACCATGTAACCAATAGACAAAATGCAAAACCACTTATCATCAATGGTGGTATGACTGTAGCTCAAAGAGGGACATCTTTTACAGGACAAACAGGAAGTTCTTATCTTTTAGATAGAATATATATGCGACTTGGTGGTGTTGGTACTTGGACTATTACACAAGATACAGATGTTCCATCAGGTTATGGTTTTACAAATTCTTTAAAAATGGATTGTACAACTGCAAACTCAAGTTTAGATGCTACAGATTTTATATTTATAAATATGCGTTTTGAAAAACAAGACATGCGTATATTTAATAAAGGAACATCTGATGCTAAAAAAATTACTGTTGCTGCATGGGTAAAATCACCAACAACTTCT